CCACCTGAAGCTCCACCTACTTCTATTCTACCAAAAGCAGAACCTTCAACACTTATTACATCGTCTACATCTAAAGTTCCATCAATATCTACATTACCACTAAATGTTCCTGTAGTTCCTGATATTGTTCCTCCTGTCACATTGCCAGTTAAATTACCTGTTACATCTCCTGTTACATCTCCAGTCAAGTCACCTGTTACGTCACCTGTAACATTACCTGTGATATTTCCTGTTACATCACCTTCTAAAGCAGCAATTAAAGTAGCTTGAGCATATCCTGTTCCACTTGTGTTTACTGTTGTAGTAGGTTCAACTTGTAAATCCTTAAATAATCTATATTTACCTGTTAGAGCTTCTCTAAACAGTCCTGAGTATAGTGTAGTACCTGAAGGAGTATATTTACCATAAAAACCTATGTCAACTGCATCTGTAGAGGTGTTGTTGTTTGCCAGTACAATTAAAGGGTCTTTTACCGTTAATGTATCTGTTCCTACTGTTGTTGTGCTTCCTTCAACTACTAAGTTTCCAATTACTGTTAGATTGCTACCTATTTTAGCATCTCCATAAACATGAAGATTTAATCCTGATTCTGGTGTTACACCTATCCCTACTTGAGTAGTAGATACATACATAGGTGAATTGTTACCAAAACCATCAGTTAATTGTTTAGCTGAAGTTGTTATATTTCCATTATCAGAGAACTTTACAAGCGACTGATAAGTGTCTTTTATTTTATTTCCTGAAAGTGTAGCCATTATTCAAAACAAGTTGGTTGTGAATCAATATGTAAAGTACTCTCGTTTGCTGTATCACCCCATTCAGTGCTACAGTATATCTTTGCCCAATTTATTGTGTTTGCCATTATCTTTCTTTTTTAAATAAGTTAATAATTTTTTTACGTTAACCTCTTTAGGTTTGTAATTTCTTTTTATAATACCCATCCGTGAAATCCTGTGTCTTTATCTGGGTAAATATCTTGATTAGAATTGCTATAATACTCATCAAACTTTGATGGTGCATTATAAGTCATGTAATCTATAAATCTTTGAGCATAATACTCAGCAAAATCTCTTTCCTTTTGAATTAAGAAATCTATCTCTTCTTTGTTTGCTATCTGACTGTTTTCAGAGCTGTGTTTATATACACCACCATTAGATATAGAATATGCTGCAAATGGCAAGTATTCTACCATAGCAAAGTGAATTAGCATAGGCTGAATGTAATCATTTACTAAAGCTAAATAATCTCCACTCAAGTTTCCTGCTATTATATCGGCACTTATCTTGTCGTATAAATCTGTACCTAAATAGTTTTGTATATGTATCTCTTGTGCCAAACTAATAAACTGTATAAATTTATCTGTATCTACATTTGAATTTAACGCAGTGTTTTTAACTAAATCTGACCGTTTTATAAATAGTGCTTTTGCCATTATTCTTCTATATTTATGGATTCGTCTTCTATAACTTCACTATCTTCTTTTTTGATTCCTGTTTCCTTTTCTATCTCTGCATCAGTAATAGCATTAGTTAAATCAGTAAATTCTAAAGGTTGTAGTGTTTTAAAGTATATATCTAACTCAATTCCGTTATACATTAATATTCTTTCTAACTCGTCCAATATAGTAACCTGCATTGGTCTAATAACTGTGTTATCCATAAGCAAGGAAGCTGTTTGTAGTTCTTCAGCATTATTTCCTAAGCCAGTATTGTCTTTTATACCTACAAGCATAGGCGATACAATTCTGTGAGATACCATTACTTTTCTCATAGATTCATCACTCAAGAATTTATATTGCTCGTGTGCGTCACTTAATATAACTGGCTCAATACTTGCAGACAGTTCTTTGCTATCGTTAAATGCCAATATAAATCTACCAGCATTAGAAGAACCACTGAACTTTTCTTGAATATTTTGCTCAATCAAACTTCTTTGCTCTTCTGTAGGAACACCATTGTTAAAGTTTATAAGCATGCTTGGAGCAAGACCGTTTTGTATATTATTTATATGATAGTTCGCTATCTCTTCTTCTAATTCTGCATATTGTAAACCTCCTTGATAATCTACTGGTGAATAGTAATAAAAACCAGCTCTATAAGGTTTAATATATAATATTTCTAATCCTGCATTACTTGTGCCAAATGCAGGTATTCTTTTAGGACTTAGCTTAGATGTAATCTCTGACCAGTCTTTTGCATAGTAATAAGCTTGTATTTGACCCTTGTTATTTGCTTTCTCTGCCCTTAACGTCTCTACAGGTATATGTTCTACTTGCACAATCTTTTTTCTGTCCTTAGAATAGATTATTTGAAGTGCAGCTTGACCCATCATTTTATAGTCATAACATATCTTTTTCATACAGTCTTTAGTAAAGAGTTCCTTCATCTCTTTATAATCCTTTTCATTTTCTTTACTATCAACTGCGTCTAATCCTTTTCCATATATCATTTCTGCTATACCATTTATTGCAGCATTGTTTGTGGCACTTCCATTATATCTATCTATTAGATAATTAAAATAGTTATTGTCGTCTCCGTACTCTACCCAATCTCTATTGTATTGTTCTTTGATTTCAGGGCGTGTATAAGATGACATATTGACTATATGTATCTTTCCTTTTTCTGCTTTTGGCAACGGCTTACTATTGTATCTTTTTTTTGCCATTTTATTTACTTTTCTCATATTATTACAAAATCGTTATCGTATGTGTCTTCTGTTGTATATACACCAGAGTTTACATCAAAGGTATTAAAATTAGTTTGGTCTGTGCAAAAAATAGAGCCTCTATATATAATTACAGAACCATTTTTAATGGCAAATGAATAAAATCTGCCTTCAACTAAAGAAAAACTACCTGTAACGGTCATGTATCCATTAGAGTTAGTTACAGAAACTGAAACTGCACTTGTAGTTCTTTTAGATTTATCAGTTAGTTCAAACGTTACTGAGCTTGGTGTACTTCTTGGAATAACCTTAAAACTCTGAGCGTCTGTTGATGTTGTTAATATTACCATATTATAAGTAACAAATAATCTTTAATTTGTTTTAATAAAAAAAGGGACACCGAAGCATCCCTTTAATTAACCTAATTAAATTTAGTAATTATGAATTAGTACCTTCTGTAATAGTTACAGTTCCTGATAATCCAGCAAATTCACTGAATGGGAATGTAGCAGCAGTGCTATCAACTTCCATAAAGTTAGCTGGTTTTCTTTCCATACCAGTTAATGTTAATGTGTATCCGCTTAAATCTCCCATAGCAGCTCCAGTAACCACTGTTCCACCAGAAACATCAGCTCCATGCTCTAATCCCATCAAAAACACATTTCCGTTGTAATCTTCAACAGCAACGTGAGGTCTTCCGTAAGCTAATAATTTTAGCTCCTTATTATCCTCTTTTGATAATTTATGTAACGTTAAATTTAATGTTTGTTCAAAGAACGTTGTTCCGTTTTCTCTTGATGATGTAATGTTTTGTTCAAAAGATGAGTTTCCTTTAACCTCATATTTATATGCTGTTAAATTGTTACTGCTGTCTCCTGTCATATTAGTAACTTCGTCATCTGTTTCGCTAACAGTTCCTAAGTCTCCAAAGTCAACAAAATATATATTTTTAATACCACCAACTACATCTTTACAAGGTTCTTTTCTACCTCTATTTAGTCCACAAGCCATAGTTTATTATTTTTTATAAAAAAAGGGTAAGTAGGCATTAACCCACCTACCCTAATTTTTGGTTAATTTAATTTATTAAGAATATAGTACAATGTCTGAACCAATTCCGTACTGAACACCAGCAGTAAATCTCATAACAACTCTTACGTTTTGAGAACCATCTAGGTCAGCCATGTCGATTAACTTAACTTCGTTGTGGTCAGATAAAAGACCTGTTCCGAAGAATAAGTTAGATTTTTGAGCAGCTACTGCGTGATTGTCAACTAATCCATTAGCAACAAATAATTTTACACCATCAAAAGATAATGCTCCATTTTGCCACCACATAGTACCTTGATTTGACACACCGTTTGCTCCAATGCTAGATACGTTTTCAGTTCCAGCAGCATTTTCTAAGATTCCAAACCCTCCTAAAGCTCTTACATAAGCTCTAGCAATATTTTGAGATACATAGATGTATAAATCTTCTTTACCGTATAAAGCAGAAGGAATAGCGTCAACTATTTTTCCAAGCTCTGCAATTACGTTAGCAGAAGTTACAGTTGCTTTTGCAACGTCAATAACGTCACCATCAGCAGCTAATAAAGTTTCGAATCCGTCAAACTCACCAGCATTTCCGTTAACACCTGACCAGATGTTATTTTCTGTTTTTTCAGCAACTAATCCAGAAACGTGACCAATTAAGTAGTCAGAGAATTTTGGAGGTAGGTTGTCAAAAGCAGAGTATCCCATTTGTACAGCTTCCCAGTCACTTATAAAGTCTTTCTTACAAAGCTCTAGGTTTACTTGGAATTCTTCTGGTTGAAGGATTCTTTCAGTTAATGTAATAGTTGCAGTATCAGTGAAATCACAAGTTGCGTCTTTGATTACGTTAGCATCAGTAGCAATTTTCTTGATTACTTCTTTGAACTTTACATTTGGTTTAATTTCGATACCACCTCTGTCAAGTGTAACACCTGATAATAAAGCAGCAGAAATGTACTTGCCTGCAAATTCGCCAGCATAAGTACTTGTAATTGATGTAGTAGTAGCCATTTTTTAATTAATTTTAGTTTTTAGTTTTATTTTAAATTAGCAATTCTGTTCATTACTCTATCTCTAGTGCTCATCACTTTGTTCTGACCAAAAGATTTAAAGTTTTGTTTTACTTCCCCTTCAGGGTTGTGTGAGATTGGTTCTGAAGCTGGTTCAGCAGATAACTTTTCTATTTCTTTTTCCATAGATAGTTTTTCTTCTTTGTAACCTAATTTCATTTCTTCAATCATACCTTTTAATTCAGAGATTTTAGATTCAAATTCGTCTTTACTAACGTATTTCATTTCGTCCATCTCAACTTCTTCAGAGGCTTCCTCTATTACAGGAACTTCCTCTTGTAAATCTTCAGATACAACTTCTTCAGAAGATAATTCCTCTTTTACTTCTTCTTGGCAAGCAAGCTCAGTAAGTTTTTGAGACATTTCTTCTTCTTCTTTAATTTGCTCCGAAAGATTTACTTCTTGATTCACCTCAACTTCTTTTACTTCATCTTTCTTAACTAATGATAGTTTTTCCATGATGTCGTTCAAAATTGATGTAGCTTTAGTGTTTTCCATAAATTTCGATTTATAAATTAATTTATCTTAACTAATTAACTGTATATAAAAAACTTGTTAGATTTTTATGCTTTTTTCTGTATTATAAACCATTCAACACCGTCTGACCATACCTGTATGCCTTCAAACTCTTTATTGATTACATAAGCACTAGTAGAGCCATCTAATGTTTGTGAGTTTATTGGCGTTAATTCTACTCTTGTTGCATTGTTAAATCCTCCATTAGAAATAAATCTCATTAATCTATTAGTATTATCAGAAGCAGAAGGTAAATTTAAAGTCATTGTTCCGTTAGCTCCACTCCAAGATAATCTTATAAGCATAGAATCAGAATAAGTAGAATCTGATAAATTTACTGTATCTCCACTAGATACTGTTAAACTAGTAGGAACTAAATAATTTGCTAAATGACTTACTGTAGCTTTTTTAGTTTCTCCTCCTTGAACTACAGCAAGTAAATCGCTCGGTTGAACTGATGATACTGCGTTTAATTGTGATATTTTTTTACTCATTATTTATAATTTTATATTGTTACCATTTTCTTGTAGTATGTTCCCTCCTAATTCTAACAATAAAACACCTATACCTGATATTCTACCTACACCTTGACTTCTTAAAGTACCATCACAACACTTTGTTGAGTATGTGCCATCTTTACACATACAACCTCTTCTTTTGTTATTTGGAACAGCATTACCTAATGTCTCATTACTTTTACTCATTTCTTACTGCTTTTAGGATGTTTAGTTGGTAATAAATCATAATCGGTTGTGTATTTAGCATTTTCTGGTCTACCATTTCTTACTAAATACATAAAAGCATTTACTCTAGCGTGTGCCCACTGTGAAGGTGATTTAACATTTGGTGAATGACTTGTGTTGTATGCTCCAAGTCCTCTTTGAAATACTGAAGCTAGCATACCAACAGTTATGCCATAACCTAACTTTTCTTTATATCTTTCATTAAAATCGTCTGCTTTCTTTTTAAGAGCAGCTCTGTCTTTTTCTGACACCTTAGCACCTCTTTTACCAGAAGCATCTCCTTTTGCTGTTCCTTTGCCTTTAGGATTAGGATTAGGTGTGTCTGATTTAGGTGCTTTAGGACTTTTTCTTATAGCTCCGTCTTCACCTACTTCTGCTAAAAAATGTTGTTCACAAGGCATATACCAAGTTTTACCTTCAAGGTCGTGTTCATGTATTCCTTTACAATCTAAATCTTTTGCCATCTCTTCAGCTTTTTCTTTACTTGAATAAGCCAATCTATCGTTTATAATTGCGTGGTCTTTATCTACAACCATTGATGCCATTTTTAATTCACCAAGTTCTCTTAGTTTGCCTCTTGACCAATTTAATCCTGCTTTACCTCCCCATAGTAAATAAGATATAGTTCCACAAGCTTTAC